TGTCGGTGATGCCAGACCAAGGGGCTGAAGAAGCACTGGTGGCACTGGTAGCCGTAGCGGCATTGCCAGAGATATCAACTGCCAAAGTACCTGCCAGAGCATCTGATTGACCGGATTGATGTGTGGAAGCATGTGCAGAGGGAGTGAAGGTTGATGGTTTACCAGTAATCCCCGACCATGGAGCTGCCGAAGCCGAAGAAGCAGAGGTAGCAGTGGCTGCATTGCCGGTGATATCAACCGCCAGCGTGCCGGAAAGGGCGTCGGATTGACCGGATTGGTGGGTGTTGGCATGTGCTCCGACCGGCTGGCTCAAAGCCGTCCAGGTGTCGGTGGCAGTGCAGTAGTAGTATAACCCATTACTCGAGCACCCGGAGCCGTTGCAGATGAAGACGTCATTGTTTGCGGCGCAAGACAGCGGCCGAGAACTTAGGGGCCCGACGGCAATGACGTTCCATCGCCGATACTGAGCCCCTAGGATCCCGATTAGTAGAACCAACCCCGCGAGCAGTTTTTTCATTACACCACTCCAATCACCACTCGGCCCGAGTCGAGGCCGACCAGTCGAAGATCCAACACCGAGATGGGCTCCGAGAAGTGAACTTCCACCGGATCCAGGTTGGAGTTACCCTGGGCCTCGAATATGATTTGATCGTACGCATCACGTAGCATGCACCGATCAGACGCATTCGCGTAGCCTTCGAAGGAGATCGAGCCGATGAACACTCGGCCACTCTTCACCGGGTTAAGCGCATCTGGAGTGATCAAATTCCACAGCGATCCGGTGATTACATTACCGGGGATGGGTTCTGGAAGTGGGTTACCCACCCGCAGGAACACATTCCCTTGACTTTCAACCAGCGTATCAGCCATAACTCACCTCCAAAGTGAAAGGGGAGCCGCGCCTCCCCCTTAGGCTTAAGCCCAGCCACCAGCCGCCGGATCGAGAGTGGCACTGGCACCGGCATGTGCCGCTTCCAGTCCGTAGTTCTCGAAGTCGTAGGCTGCAGTAGCCGTTAGCGTCCCACCAGCTGCGATGTTGGCGGTGACGAAGGTGCAGTTGTAGGCGATCGTGCCCACAGCTGCTCCCACATTCACGCCAATACCTGTAGCCGATTGGATGAGGAAGTAGTTGTGGTCGATGAGGTAGTTCACCCAAGCGTTGGTGGCATTACCGACACAAGCCGTGGAGAAGTGTCCGATGAAGTAATTCCGTCGGATCTTGATTCCCGTAACGGCCAGTGCCGAGTAAATGGCGTGCGTGGGTCCACCGTTGGGAGAATCGAAAATGCAATCCGAGACTTCCAAGTTGGTAGAACCAGTTCCCGGAGTGAGAGCGATGGTAGCTTGGTTGGTTCCATTCCCCATGAGGAAGTAGCAACCGTTGATGAGGCAATCAGCTCCGGTGATGCTGACACCAGTGGTGATTCCATCCACTCCGGTGTAGTCGAAGTACAGATTCTTGACGGTCACATTGGCAGCACTGATCAGGAATGTAGCAGCCGTGGCAGTGCTGAAGGTGAACTTTGGACGGAGAGTACCCGTGCCAAGGCCGACGATGGAAACACCTGCCACATCGACCGTAACTGTGCCGGCACCCACAATGCTCTCGGAGTGCCCCGGCATGAGGATGATTACATCACCCTTATTTGGCGAGCACCTCCCGATGGCATAGTCCAATGTTTTCAGCGGATTGGAGGGGGCATCTCCACGACCTGCGGCGTCAACGCCGGGGGAGTAGTGGACAAACCACACCTTACCAGTGGTGAGGATTGGCCCCGACCCGAAAAGGGGAAGTCCGAAACTGGAAACCCCGTATGGATAGTTAGTCATTTCATCTCCTTGGACAGCTGCGAGCTAAACTCGCTTCGTTAGTGGGAATTGCACCCACCTTCACCCTACGGCATGCTAGCAACCCACCCACGCCAGTCGGTTACACCAACCGAACAGCGGAAGTAGATGCTATGCTTGGTTCCTTTCGTGTCGAAGTCGTCGGTCGAGTCGACCTCCGGCCGATTGCGCCACTTGAACTTGGCATCGTTAGACTCGTTGGAGGAAACGAACCAGTGGTTGGGGGCGGTGAGGAAGTGAAGAACTGCCGGAGTCAGACGGCCCATCAAGGGGTTGATTTGATTCTCCCCTGAGAAGGGCTCGAATTGACTCTGGAGGATCTTAGCCGCCGTGAACTGCAAGTCGGGCGGGATCCAGAGATTGTCGAGAGAAGCCTTCATCAACAACCCTCTCTCGTTGGGCATGTACTCTGCGAGGATGAAGATATCCTGTAGAGCCGTGAGGGAGAGATCGGCTGCCGGGGAGAGAAGGTTGCTGTACGAACCTCCGCCCAGCAGCGGGTGGGCCGTGTTGAAGAAGGTGGCACCGTCGATGGAGGTCACCGTGGATGCCCCGAGGTTCAACAAGTTGGCCGCCAACTGCTCCCAGGTTTGCCGGCAACTCTTGGCCAACTCGCCAGGGATCTTCTGCATGATGCCGTATTTCTCGTCGTCGATCATCTCCTTCGTGACCTGCCACGCGAGAGCATACGCCTCATGGATGTAGCGCTTGGACCCGCCTTGGATGGGGTCGTCGTAGGTAATCGGCTCGCCTTCCAACTTCTTTCGGGCCAAGCCGAGGCCGGCGATTTGCTGATCTTCGTCGTAGGCGGAGTCGCTGGTTTCCACGTTCAGAAACTGCGAGTACTCCTCCGGATGCTCCTTCAGCTTCTCGAAGATCACATGCATGATCCCCGGCGCCAGTAGTTGTGCAAAACCTGCTCTTGTGGTTGCCATGGTCATGTCTCCTTAGTAGAGAGTGAACAACACCCGAGCGCCGAGGGTGGCACTGTTGGGACTGCGTGGGTCAACTCCGATCACCTTGCACACATGCTCAGGGTTGGTACCGGAGTCGGTGTTGTCGATGATCCAACAGCCGGTGGTAGCGTCCTTGTTCAATTCGTACCGAGTGCCAATCATGGCATCGGTGAAAACCTGTCCGAGTTTGAGATGGGCTGAAAAGATGGGGTCGGCTAGACTGGAGATCTTAGCGATCACAGTGGCCAACCCAGTTTTCATCCATGCCCCAACCGGGATGGTTCGTGCGTATGGTTGATTCGGAGGGTGGCCTTCGCTGTAACCGTCTTCAGCGACGCCACTTGACGTCAGATTCTGGCCTCTTGAAACCGAGAAGCCGACGATGGCACCCACAATAGGGTCGGCCGATTCGGTCACGTAGCCAGAGTCCAACACCAATGGTGTTCCTTCGATGAAAGTCGAGCTCGCTTTTTCGGGCATTTGGCGAATCGGAGCCGCTCCTACGCCATTTGCGTTTCGAACGAACTCAACTGGTTGATAGACACTCATACTTGAGTCTCCTTAGTTGTGTTCTAGAACCGGCACGCGGTTCCGTTCGGCGAATGCGAGAAAGTCGGATCGACTTCCCTCAATCGCTTCTACTGCACGATAAAGGGACTCCAACTTTAAGGTGTCGTGGAGTTCTTTATCGATTTCGTAGAGAATCAGGTCACCACAGACGTGGGTACCGTCTTCCCTTTTCCACCGTGTGGAAACCTTCGGGTCTCGGCAGACCCTGTATTCCAAGGATTCGAAGTGCTGTCGACGAGTGTCGCTGTTATGCACCCACACGTAGACCTTGGCAGGGTCGCCGTTTTCGATCCCTAGACGATGGCGCGCTCGCTCCTTGAGGGTGCGAACCTTCTTCAGCAGCTCGAGTTTGCGCTGGATCTCGGTCTCCTCTGGGCGAGGCTTCTCACTTGGCGGCTGCTCGACGGCTGCCAGTCGCTGAGCCACGGAAGGTGAGGGGCCATTTATTTGCCTGGTCTGCATATGCCTCCTTTCCAGCGAGGTATTGATCCTCACTTAGTCCGAGCTTCTTGGCCATGATGGCCTCCTGCTCGTTCAACTTCGGTTTCGGTGGAGCTGCCGGAGGTCTTGGGGAGGGTGGAGTGAGACCATCAGTGGAGCTAACCGGAGTGGGTTTTTTCACGGAGATGTCTCCGATATGCCGACCGAAGACTACATCTCGGCTGTTGTGCCATACGTTGACGTTCGTTCGCGCTTCGACAGGCATGGTTTGCACCAAAGCTAAGATCTCGGGGAAGTATTGGTCGAATAGCTCCGGATTGACAGCTCTTGCTTGCTGTCGTGCTACTTCGATGAGAGTCTCCCGGCTTCCTGAGTCTTGCTGTCGAGTGGCCTGCGCCACTTGTCCTGCTACATGCCCTGCGATCGCCGCGACCGATCCCAAGGGGTCCTTCCAGAACTGCCTCTCCAACTCCTCTTTGGTGGGGTTGGCCACCGGGGGAGGTGTTGAAGGGGTTGGTTGACGGTTGACAACGGCAGATCGCAAGCTGTCGAGGTGCTCTTGTGTTGAACGGATCTGCGCCTCGAGACGTGCTAGAGCCGGGTCCGGTTGCCGGGGAGTGGGTTCTTCCACCGCTGCTGGCTCGGGAAGGGCGGCTGCATCATCTTGGGGCTCCAGGTTTTCTTCATCCATCACCTTTCTCCTTTCTCGGATTTAAGTACTTCACGCATTAACTTCAACTCCTCGGGTAACCGAGCAATCCTACGGAGGACGTCGTATTGTCCCCGAAGGAATTGTGAATCATTGTGATCACATCTCGGATCCCAGATTTTCTTCTGCACCAGCGTTTCCAGGGGCTGGAGCCATTTGAGAAATAGCTTGAAGGAACTCTCTTGACAGAGCAGTTCCAGTTCCTGGATTTGATCCGCTGAGAAGTTCAGGCGGACCTCCTCCCTCCATACCTGCCGGAGGGGTTCCAGGTTCGGGTTGTCCAAGGGCTTGGAAGACATTGGGTAGTACTCCTTCTGCGTCGTATTCGTCGAAGGCTCGCAGGAGTCGAGTAGCCATCCACCTCTGCATCTTGACTGTGGCGGACATTAGAGACCGAATAGCTGGATTGAGCTGAGGGTTGGCTAACTGAAGTCCAAATTGCTGAACGGCATTGCCGTATTGTGCGAGAATGTTGGCCATTTGAAGGAGGTTCTGACGCTCGACCTCCTTGTTGGCTCCGGCATGACTGGCTTCCACTCTGAAGAATGTTTTCGAGAGAGCCTCGGGGGTGGCTCGCTGAAGGGCTGCAGTGATCTGCGCCTGAGCTTCAGGGGTGAAGAGCTGGATGGTGGGGTCGTCGGGCTGATAGGCTGCCTGCATCGCTAAAGCCGTACGCGCTATGAGCCCGAGGACTTGACGAGCGTCACGAATGTTGGTGTCTTGACGCTGATTGCTCTCCGAGAGAATGGCCATTGTTCCCTGAGCGTTGTAGATTCCTCTCTTACCCATCATCCCTTGGGAGTACCCTTGCATCACTGGGCCGATGCCAACTGCACGATCACAGAGGTTGAAGACATTCATCTCCTGGTCGAGCATGGAGTCGTAGTTGCGCCCAAAGTTGAACACCTCAAAGTCCTCCATACTTTCCAGGTCCCATACTTTGCCGGGGTAGATGGTGTCCGAAGGGTTGGGGATTAGGGATCCATTTCGGCGCTTGAACATCGGGGCATTGGCGATGTAGCTGTTGTTGCGCCGGTCGTTGTGAATGGCGCTGGCCTCCTCTTGCATGCTTTCGAGGATTTGGGCCATTGAACTCCCCCAGAAGAAGTCTTCTTGTGGGAAGGGGCGGTAGTCGTGGAAGACTTTGATCAACGGGGAGTGAGGGAAGTAGTTGACAGCTACCAGACGACCAAGACGCGGGCTGAGGAGGGCAACTACTTGGTAGGGTCGGCCCTCCATGAATTCCCAGGTGGTATGGCATTCAATTAGCTGCGCCTCTCGAAGGCGAACATCGGTTACCCCCGACCGCTCTTGGTCTTCGAGACGCTTTACATCCGCTGGCATTTCCAGGAGGGAGCTGAAGTCTTCTTCGGTGAGAGACCACTCTTCATTGTAGGCCCGCTGGCGAAGGGATTCTTCAACCACTCGAATGCGGTGGAATTTGATTACGGCTTCATCCAGTCGGTTGATGTTGAGAGGGAAGACGAAGAAGTCATCGAATGGGATGGGTAAAGATCGGGGGCCGATGAAGATAGGGATTGATTCTTCTTCGACCCCCAGCTCAGAGGATGAAGCAGTGAAGACACGATCTTCGCTCCAGGTGGTTTTCACCACGACGGTACCGTTCTTGTTTCCTCTGGAGAGTATTTCTCGAGTGAGCCAGTAGTACTCCCACTCGTAGAGGGCTTTACGGTTGAAGTACTCCTGCAAAGCTTCACGCTCTTCGCGAACGAAGCCGTCGATGGTGAAAAGCGGCCTGGTTGAGAAGATGATGTTCAGCGTGCGGGCGACGAAGGTGTCGATGTAGGTACGAATAACCGGAATGACGATATTAGAGGCGTTGGGCCAAGGAGTAGAGCGACTCTTCTGAGCTGGTTCGGCTTTGAAGTTCCTTTGCCAACGGGTGAAGTGCTCATCCAACTGCGTTCGACGGCCCTGCTCAGCTCGAGTCCAGTGGTCGAGGAGGTATTTCTCGAGTTCTTGTACCCTCGGGCTGTCTAACGGTATGCGGACGGGTCGAGGACTCATGCACTAGCTCCTTGGAAGGTGTAGCTTTGACCGAGTTTGGCGATATACTCCTCCTCGTGAGCTTTGAGTCTTTCACGATCCTCTTCAGCGTCGGGGAAACGCCAAACTTGGGTGCCTTGGGTAAGGGCATCGAGGAGGTCGTAGTCGTGCCCCATTACTTCGTTGGGGAAGGTTTCGAGTTGCTGAGTGAAAGTAACCTGCGTCTTCCGGTAGGAGAATTTGTGCTGCTGGAAGAAGGGGAAGAGGTAGTCGCGTATCCGGATTTCCTTTGCTCTGCCGTGAGGGTTGATTGCCTGAATCCTCGGCATCTTCTTGTGGACCTTCAGATGCTCCGGGTTACGCTCCATTTGGTGGATGTGAAACTCGGTCATGTTCTGATGTCCAACGTCTTCATAGGTCAGCAGGTGGGGCCTCCAACGGTCGTTGAAGTTGAAGAGGGTTTCATACACTCGATCGTAGCTGCCTTTGTTGATGAAGTAGTCGAGGAGGAATACATGTTTGTCGGGGGCCGTACCAACCACCACAATCGCGGGACAACTTGTTGAACGAGCCCCTTTGGCGTTGTAGGGGTCGTAGTGGAGGTACCGTAGCATCTGCGAGGGTTTCCAGGTAGCCCCACAGGAGCATTTGACATACCCACCCTCGAAGACTTCGTAGGTGTGGATTTTGGATTCGTCGACTTCCTTCTCCCCCGGCATCTGAGGGTCGTTGAGATACTGGCAGCTGTAGTCATAACGGGTCATAGAACCCGTGTCGCGAATCCGCATGAGCGCCTCGAGTGGGTAGCGCTCGGGGAAGATGGAGCCCTCCACGCCATCACGCAACTCCCAAGCCGCCCGGGAGTGGATCACGAAGTCGGGTTCGTTTTCTCGGATGTGGCTGTTTAAGTCGGCGTAGCCCCAACGATTCCCGACAACAAACCTAATCTGCTCTGCGGCGTTCTCGAAGGCCCCGTGGAGGAGGCCGTGCCACCGGATTGCTTCAGCCATTACCGCCCCGGAAGCGTTCTTGGTGGCCTTCATACCGATGAGGTCGTCTTCCCAAACGATGCGGTAGTGTCGAGATTGCAAAGCGCCTCCAACACCGATAGCCTCGAAGGTTCCTTCCTCGAGGCGCTGACCGTACCCGACACGTCGGATCTTCAAACAATCGGTGTTCCAGGGTTTCTCGGTGTTGGTGAAGGCAATCTCCGGGAAGAGTGTTCGAAAGAGCTCGTTTTCTTCGAAGTGGTACTTGATCTCAGCAAGCTTCTTCCGGGCATTGTCAATGGTCTCGAAGGCCAGAAGTTGGGTGACGTCTTGGTCGTGCAAACTCAGCCTCTTCAACGCCCACTCCTCCGACTTCCCCAGTTTCTGCGTAGCAAGTTCGAGGGCTAGTTCGGTGTCGCGGTCATTCACCGGGAGGGTTACCCAGATCGAGGTACCAATGGTGAAGCAGGTGGATTTAAAGAACCCGCGCGGCCATTCGATTAGTTGCTTGTTGCACCCGCTACTCCAGCGATCGAGGAAAAGCTCCATGTCCACTTGATGCAGGTGCGAAACGAGTTGACCGTAACCCAACACCACTTTTACGAAATAATACGAACTCAACAGCGATCTAACCCTCATTTCAGCCAGGACACTGTCGGCTTTTCCGTTCACTGCAAGTGTCAGAATCCCATCAGCCATTCGACGCCTTCTTTATCTCAATCACTCCAGCTTCCATCTCTTGGGCCGCTACTGCTGCCCTTCTCAACGCCTCGGCATCCACTCCGCCCGTGGTCACCCTTGCCATCGGCTGTGTTTGCTCGCTCCGGTTCAGAAAATCCTGATTGATCTTAATCCGATGACTAGGCGATAGCGTCTTATCCTCCAGCATCCTCACCAAATCGTCAAAACTCCTCGCCGCTTGCTCCTCCAGCTTCTCATGCAAGGTCTTCTGTTTGTCGACAAAACTCCGGTCAATATCGGCAAACGCCCCCTCAACCTTCCTCAACACCGCATCTCGGAACTCCCTCGATCGATAATGTTTCATCGCCGTCTCAGGGCGAATCCCCAAAATCCTCGAGGCCTCCGTAGCACTCAACCCCTTCATCGCCAGGCGCATCAGCTGCACCCGCATCAGCGACGAAGTCAGCAACCGCTGCTCAACCTCATTCCCTCTCTCCTCACTCTTCCACTTCGTCGGCGCTGGCATGATATACCCCCATCATCCCCATTATACCCGGGATGAACTGGGAAAGCAATGTCAAAATGCTTCTTACGTTGCTTTTCAATGTTACCTTCCATTCACACGTTGCTTTTCAAGTTTAGTCTCCCATTGCAACTCGAATGCCCGAGGAG